TACGCAATCTCGACAGGTCCTCTCGTCCTTCGACCTCCACCTGGTATGTGAGCAATCCAGGTCCATCGCGAGCAAAGTCGGCTTCAAGAGTACCGATGGGTGCCGTCGTGATCAGCATGTGCCATTTCACACTTCTGACCTTAGGCGGAAACATTTTGTTCCAAACGTTCAGGGCCTCGACAGAATCTTGCATGTACGAGTAACCACGAAGAACGCTGTCACTACGTGTCCGTCGCTTATGCCGTTCGGGGAACGCCATACGAATGGCTGTGTCTTGTTCCGACCGATGCGGTTTGCTTTGCGACCACTCATGACCAAGGAACTTCACCGCTTGATTAGAGCGTACACGATCGCTCTTCTCTTCGTTCACGTCCACACCGAGCTCTGAGGCTGTTGCACTCAGATCACGTTTATCGATGTAGATAGATGAACCTACGACTGAATCATCACCTAGTACCATCACGTCTGCCTCGTGAGGGCCTCGTCCCGTAAGACGAATCCAGCAGTACTGGATTATGAGGTAGTTGGCGATGCTCCCGATAATTGAAGTAAAGGGAGACCCAGAGGGCACGCCTCTGTGTTTCTGCCAGATAGACAAGTCTGGAAGAATCAGTCGTGAGTGGATGAAGTCGTTCACCAACTCATTGTACAACCACTCTTCACTCTCATCCATTTCGAGATGAGATCGGAGGATCTCGAAGCAGTCAGCGATCATCCACGCCGGAATCCGGGCATCAAATGCGCTGAAGTCGAGGCAGTAGACGAACTCATGCCTTGACTGAAGGTCGGAGAGGAAGGTTCCGACCGATACTGACGTCCGCGCGTACGCGAAACAACTTCGTCCGACCAGCCCAAAGTACGCGGGTTTCGCAAACCTCGTACCAAGAATAGTCGTAGACAGCGGTGCCATCCATACGAGCCGACCTTTTGGCCCAGTCTTCCCATGCTGAACACGCTTACCAGCAAGGTAGGGGTCCATACGGCGAGCTCCGGATGAAACAGCAGCCGCATCGCGTTGCGCGCGCTCCACTGCGAGTTCATTCCGAGTGAAATAAGGAGCACCAGAACTATGAGACATATGGACGTACTTGTCCACAACCTCATCCATCGATAGAGGCCGGCTCCTTCGGCCTGAACCACCCGCTGCCTTGAACGCAGCAGCCTTTGCGCGTCTGTAAGCATCAGACCTCCGGGCATCGGATCCAAACCCACTTGGATTTCCAATTCCACGATTGGGTGATACAGCTCCCCGTCCAAGAGGGACATTCCTAGAAAGTCCCTTATCTCGTCTGGGATCGCTAGTGGAGTGATTGACGGCTCCACTCGACGCTGGTGGAACGATGGTTGACCCTCGTCGGACGGCGGCGGGGGTTGGTGCTCGCGTGATGTCATCGTCGAACGTGGCGTCTGGAACTCCGGATCCAACGGTTGCGAAGGGTCCGTCACTTCCGGAAACTTCGGTGGGACGAAGTCCAGACTTGTTGTCGGCATAAGCGGTGGTTTCACCGGCAGCCACGATTTGGGCGATGTGCTCTTTGAGGGAAGAGTGGACTTCGCCGGGTTCGGCAAATTTCTCGAGCGCTTTCTCGATCCATTCTGCTGTCCAGGCACTCTTGTTATCCCTCCCGATGTCCAAGTTGTAATCAGCTTTGAGAAGTCGGTTGTAGAGGTACCAATCCACAACTTCAACCTTCTTTTGGCCGAGATTGCGCACATAGGTCTTGCCCTTAGCGTTGGTTCGGTACATACCGACGTAGTCCAAGCTAGACACAATGCGCCTCCTCTCCATGACAGGGCCTATACGTGTACTTCGGATGTGAGAGCGGACCCAACACGACAGACACATCTATAGCAGAGCTGCGGTCAATCAAACTGCGGTCAATACGGGACCTCAATTCGTA